GACAAAGAGGCGCGCAAGAAGCGCGACGAGCAGTACGAAGAAGGCATCCGCCGCACAGGTCTGGGCGACGACGCCCCCGGCGGCGCGCAGTTCAACGGCGCATCGAAGGTCGTGCACCCGATGATGACCGAGGCGTGCATCGACTTCGCGTCGCGCGCCATCAAAGAGCTTCTGCCACCGCAGGGTCCAGCCAAGGACCTGATCGAGGGCGAAGTCACGATGAAGAAAATCCAGAAGGCGAAGCGCAAGACTTCGCTGATGAACTGGCAGCTCACCGTGCAGAGCCAAGAGTTCCGCTCAGAGCTTGAGCAGCTACTGACGCAGGTGCCACTGGGCGGCGCGCAGTACCTCAAGATGTCGTGGGACGAGGCGCGCAACCGCCCCGGCTTCCTTGCCGTCATGATCGACGACATGTACCTGCCGTTCGCTGCGACCAACTTCTACACCGCGCAGCGCAAGACGCACGTGCAGTACCTGACGCAGCTAGACTATGAGATGCGCGTCGAGAGCGGCATGTATCGCGACGTCGACCTGACGCCTCCGGGCCTTGAGCCTGAGCGCTCAAGCGCCGACATCGCCAACGACAAGATCGAGGGCCGCTCGGACACCAGCTACAACGAAGATGGACTGCGCACCGTGTTCGAGTGCCACGTCATCGCCGACGTCGAGGGTGACGGCAACGCGCCGTACATCATCACGATCGACAAGTCGTCGAGCAAGGTGCTCGCGATCTACCGCAACTGGGACGAAGAAGACGAGAGCCGCGAGCCACTGGACTGGTTCGTCGAGTTCCCGTTCATCCCGTGGCGCGGCGCGTATCCAATCGGCTTGCCGCACATGATCGGCGGCCTGAGCGCTGCCGCGACCGGCGCACTGCGCGCACTGATGGACAGCGCGCACATCCAGAACGTGCCGACGATGCTCAAGCTGAAGGGCGGCACACGCGGCGGCCAGTCGCTGAACATCCAGCCGACGCAGGTCGAAGAGATCGAGGGCGGCCTCAACGTGGACGACGTCCGCAAGTTGGCGATGCCGATCCCGTTCAACCCGCCGTCGCCGACCCTGTTCCAACTGCTCGGCTTTGTGGTCGACGCAGGCAAGGGCGTGGTCCGCACGTCGATGGACAACCTCGCCGACCAGAACCCGAACGCGCCAGTTGGCACGACGCTCGCCCTGATCCAAGAGGGCATGACCGTGTTCTCCTCGATCCACGCGCGTCTGCACAGCGCGATGGCGCGCACGCTGCGCATCTTGCACCGTCTGAACGCGATGTATCTGGACGACGCGGACGTGAAGCAAGAGGTCGGCGAAGTGCTGGCCACCCGCGCAGACTTCGAAGGCCCGATGGACGTCGTGCCTGTGTCCGACCCCGCGATCTTCAGCGAGGCGCAACGCTTCGCGCAGGTGCAGGCCGTGTCGCAGCGCGCCGCCGCGCTGCCGCAACTGTACAACCAGCGTAAGGTCGAAGAGCGTCTGCTTGAGACGCTGCGCGTGCCGAACCCGAAGGAGCTGCTCAACCCAGCGCTGGAGCCGAAGCAGCAGAACGCGGTGAACGAGAACGTCGCGGCCACGATGGGCCGACCGATTGTCGCCTTCCCCGAGCAGGACCACATCGCTCACCTCAAGACGCACCTTGCGTACATGACGAACCCAGCGCTCGGTGGCAGCCAGCTCATCGCGCCGACCTACCTGCCGGTGATACTGGGACACATCAAGGAGCACCTTGCGCTATGGTACGCGTCAACCGTGCTTGAGTTGGCCGAGGAGACGTCGGGCATCGACATCGCCGACGACATGAAGAACCTCAAGGACAACGAAGCCAAGCGGGCGTTCGACCGCATGCTGGCCGAGGCATCGCAGACTGTCGTCACCGACGCGACCGACGTGTTCGCCGCACTGCCGCCTGTCATCGCGCAGGCCATGCAGATGATGGAGCAGTTCGCGCCGCAGGTTCCGCCAGACCCACGCGTTGCACTCGAGGGCCAGAAGATGCAGGCACAGCAACAGCGCGATCAGGCGCAGATGCAGCTCGACAGCCAGAAGATGCAGATGCAAATGCAGAAGGACCAGACTGCCATGCAGATCGAGGGGCAGAAGATGCAGGCCGACGCGATGCAGAGCCAAGCAGAGATGCAGCTTCAGGCACAGAAGCTACAGATCGAGCAGCAGCTTGAGCAGATGAAGCAGGACCGCGAGGACGCCCGCAAGTCGGCAGAGTTGAACGCTCGCATGACTATGAACCAGCAAGACAACCAGACGGCCATGCAGCTTGCGCAGGCCGAGATCATGTCTGGCGAACGCATCGCGGTGTCCACAGGCACCGGGATAAACCCACAACCATAAGGAACTTATTATGGCGAACAATGCAACAACCGCGACACCGAAGGGCACAACCCCGAAGGCGAGCGACAAGACCATGCCCATGCACAAGAAAATGGCACAAGGCATCATGCCTCATCCGGTTAAGTCACCCAAGACACCAGCATGAGAATAGAGACCCTCCTCCAACGCCTTGAGACAGAACAGGCAGCGATGGCTGTTGAGGCGCTGGAGAGGCCGTCTGGCAAGACCGAGTTTGATTATGGACGCGCCATTGGCCTGTACGCTGGATTGCAGCGGGCCAAGGAAATCCTGATCAACACGGTGGCGGAAGACGACAAACGTGAATTTTAGGAGCACACATGCAGATAAATGGAAACAGCGTCGAGTTTAGTTACGACGGCCTCGATGAGGCATTCCCACCCTGTGACGCAGGCGTGAAGCCCTTCGGCTCGCGCGTCCTGTGCCAAATCCGTACGCCAAAGACGAAGACGAAGGGTGGCATCATCCTGACAGGCGACGTCCGCGAGACGGAGCACTACAACACGCAGGTAGCCAAAGTCATCGACGTCGGCAGCCTCGCGTTCAAGAACCGCAACACAATGGAACATTGGCCTGAAGGGTCGTGGTGCGAAGTCGGCGACTTCGTCCGCGTGCCCCGCTACGGCGGTGACCGTTGGTCGGTAAAGACCGATGATGGAGAAGAGGCCATCGTCGTAATCTTCAACGATCTTGATTTGGTGGGTAAGGTCACTGGTGACCCGCTTGCCGTCAAGGCATTCCTCTAGGAGCATAGATATGGCTGACAACCAACTGACAGAAAATGACGGTGAAGACGAGTTCGACATCATCGAAGGCGAGGCACCCGTTGAGGATGCCGCGACCGAAGATGCTGACGACAGCGATGATGACGAGGACGATGGTGACGAGCGGCTTGGCGACAGCGAAGACGACAGTGACGAGGAAATCGCCCGCAGGAGCCGCAGCAACGTCAAGCGCATGAAGCAGCGCGAGCGGCAGAAACGCGCCAAGGAGCACGCAGACCGCGAGCTTGCCGAGTTGCGTGCGCAGAACGATACGCTACTGCGCCGCGTCTCTGTCATTGAGGGCAACACGCTTGCCAGCAATGTAAGCGCCATCGACCAACGCATTGCGCAGGCTCAGGCCGACGTGAAGCAGGCCGAGGCAATCATCGCACGTGCAGTCGAGGCCGGTAACGGCGACGACGTGGCAACGGCGATGCGTCTGCGTGACGAGGCGCACTACGAGGCGCAGCAACTGTGGCAGCAGAAGCAGCATGTGGAGCAAATCCGCCAGCAGCACGCCAACCCCGGCCCAGACCCGCGCGTAGTAAACTACGCAAAGGAATGGATGGATGCGAACCCATGGTACGACCCGCGTGGCCGTGACGAGGACAGCGCCATCACGAAGGTCATCGACAACCAGCTCGCCTCCGAGGGGTACAACCCCAAGGACGCCGATTACTGGCACGAACTGACCCGCCGCGTGGCCTCACGCATTGGCGACGACGAGGCGGAAACCCGCTCAAGTCCTAGCAAACGTAAGGCACCCCCGACCGGAACGACGCGTGAGCACGCGCCCGTTTCGACTAAGAAAGAAATCTACGTGACACCCGAGCGAAAGCAGGCTATGATAGACGCAGGTATTTGGGATGACGTTCCACGTCGTAACCAAATGCTCAAGGCTTATCAGGCTTACGACAAAAGTTCGGCTCGCTGAAAACTGGAGTGAGACAACATGACAAATAGTACTGATGAGCGTTTGAAGAAGGAACTCGGTGTAGGACGGCAGTCACGCGAAATGGAGGACCGACAGGTCACCGAAAATCGCGAAGTGACTGATGACGACCGGCTCGAGATGTTCCGGGCGCAGTTATTTAATGACGCACTACCTGATTTACCGAATATACCGGGATATCACATGTGCTGGCTCACGACGACGAACCCTCGTGACCCAATCCACCGTCGCATTCAGCTCGGTTACGAGCCGATAAAAGCGTCGGAGGTGCCGGGCATGGAGTTCGCCTCAATCAAGACAGGCGAATGGTCTGGAATGATTGGTGTCAACGAGATGATCGCGTTTAAGCTGCCCGAAGCCTTGTATCAAAGGTTTATGCAGGAAGCTCACCACGATGCTCCGTTACGTGAGGAGAACAAGCTGGCCGAAACCGCAGAGATCATGCGGCAACAGGCAGAAGGTTCAGGCAGCACGTTGTTCGAAGGTGACGGTTTGATGGAGATGCGTGAGCATAACCCGCGCATTGGTCTTTTCGACTGATGACGGTTTCATCCATTTAACAAGA